CTGCAATAGCTTCAGCGATAAGACGTTCTTTCTCTACTACCATGATGATCCCCTGTAAGGTTGAGTAAGGTGGTGACTACCCTAGATACCAGGTCACCGTCTGGCTCTCAACACCGCTAGGATTCGGTTAGGGGCTTCCTTCCATTGCGGAAGGTGAAGCATTTTCTACAACTACGATACAACCGCCACCACCTTTCTTCACTAGCCCCCGTGTGATAGAAACTTGGTGGACTTGCCTGTCATTATCAAACAAACCCGCATCCTGTAAGGCATCAAGGATTGGTTTGATACAGTTATCTATATCCATCAACCTAGCATCTCTTGGACGCAGCACAATATCAACTGTGACTGCACCACCCCCAAAAGATTGTAATTGGTGCGCTGCAACATACTCTTGTACTGCTAACTTAAAATCACGACCACGTTTAGAGACAAAACGGGTGTTTCCTCTAGCGATCCAATAATTATTGATGCTTGGAGGGTATGGCAAATGCAGTATATGTCTCAAAATGTCTCCCCTCCGTCAAGAAAAATCGGTTTTCGGCTAAAAAGGCACATCTGATTCGTCAATATTGACTTCACGAGGATAACTGGCTGCTTTTGCTTGTTTAGCAAATTCAGCTTGAGTGACCGATTCGTAAATCGAGACATATTGCTTACCGTTTTTAGCAGTAGACATATATGCTCGCATATTGAGTTTATCTCCTGCTTTATAGTCCTTTTGCAGGACAATATCGCCTTTAAAGTCAGGATCGGTTTCCTTGTTCTTTTCCTGTGACCAAAGGTAGCCACGTCCAGGTGGTACAACAAACGCATTTTCAGCCATTTTAGTTACTCCCGCAATTAGCAATAGCTTGGTTAATAATCATTTTCTGTGCTACTGAGAATGTTTCCATATAGCCTTCGTTAGCACGAGCAAGAGCTTTGGCTTTTTCCCGCTTATCAGCAAAAGAATACTTGCTAGAATTCCCAATGCGCTCACACATTTCAGCAAAAGCATAAATCCAAGCCTCCACATCAGAATAATAACCATAAGGTGCATCTATTCCTGGTACGAACATTGGAATAGTAGGTTCTTTAACAACTTCAGCTTCAGAATCATCTCTAGGAGCGTCTAAAACGGCTTCTGAGACGATTTCTCCGTCTGGGGTAATACTTGGTATAGGATTAGGCTCAATCTTGCCTAAATGCTTGCTTTTAGGTGGTTCAAAATCAGCTACTTCTTCTGGTGAATAGAAGCCGGATACACTTCCTGGATATACGCTTCGTATGCCCTCAGAAATGCAGCGTGATCTAAGCATTGCTCGTGGAAACTTTTGCCATCCTGACCCAGGCTTAACAAGTCCGATGTTTCTTGCTTGCTCAATAGTCCAAGTAACGCTAAGTGATCCACCATTCGGATGAGAAAAGATTCCTGTAACTTTTTCGTCGTCATAATGTGTCCATTCAACTTTGCCACCCGCAGCTTGGAATCGAGCCATCATCGCATCTGCTTTGAGTGCAGGTCTACCTTGTATGACATGATAATCACGTGCAGCAGTAGCGAAATGATGTCCTTCAGCCTGTGCGACCATACCGAGGGCTAGCACCTGGTTAACATCTGTAATGCCAAATAGCTTAGATGCAGCAATTGCTTGAGCCATATTCTGCATTTCTTGGAAAGGTACGATATTACTCATCGGTTTTCTCCCGTTCTGTGAGCATACAATCAGCCATAACATAGGCATCTATTGCTACCAAGTGATACGTTTGTCTATTTTGAGACAATAAACCCTGCATAGCTGCTGCCGCAAAATAATCCCGTAATGTCATACCTTCCTTCATGTCTTTATTGCTGCGCCATGTGGGAAATGCTGGTGTTTCGTTCATAATTAACCCCTATTTAATGAGAAATCTTCTACTACCTGGTTGTTCAACACAAAACTTTTCGTACAGATCACCCATACTGGATTGAAAGAGTTTTGCATCGAATCTTTTGCTTGGTTTAGCTGATTTCCAACTCACCAATGTTGTGCCGTCTACAGACCGGATTTCAGAGTTATCAGACATATAGTTGCGTATTGCAACTTCTAATGCCTCCACCTGATCTTCAGCCTCTTTAATGCGTTCTTTATACTGTTTCAACAGTAGGATTTGCTGCTCGATCTGCTGCGTTGCTGTAACCACGCCTTCTGTTGATTGCGGATAGAGCAATTTCGTCTGCTCAATCGTCTCTGGCTCTGGCGTAGTGTTTGCATGGACGTGTCCCCAGAAAACAGCCATTTGTCGAATGAGGTCGTCCTTTTGATCCTGAGTAATTTCATACACAAAATATTTAAATTCTTGTCCACCGAAAAGTACAGCGAGACAGATTTTTTCAATGTTGTGTACAGCCGCTTCATGTACAAGTTGTGCATAGTCAGCCGCAGGTATCCTGCCTGTTTCAAAGTCGAATTTGTTGCGTACCGAGGCGTTGTAGTTTTTAGCTTCCACGAGCATCTGTCCATCAGCCGTGATTCCGTCAAAATGCGATCTAAACCAACTTTCTTTCGGGTGGGCAAGCGAGTAATCGGCATCTTTAATCTCCATTTTGAGTGCATTCTGAGCAAGATTGAGAATAGTAGGCTGCATCACCTTCCCCATTTGAACCGCCTCTATTGCTGATAAGTCCGGTATTGGCATTTTTCCTTGCTTGGTTAACACCACGTCCAAAGCTCTGCCGTTAGCTACTTTCCTACTATCCCCCGACCACCAACTTGCGTTTCTTATCTCAGGTAAAAAGTCTTGTTCATCATTCATGGCAAGCAAACTCCTTGTGCATTTGTTCTCTAGCTTGTTTGGCAACAAGCGCAGCGGTATCTAATTCTTTGTAATAACCAAAATCTCTGCGTTGCTTATCGAATTGCACCCGAACACGCCATTTAGATATTTTTGGTGTCCAAAAAACATCTTTTACGCCAGAAGTGTTTTTTACAGATTTCTTTTGGTTAGATTGATTTTCTGAAGCTGTGCATTGACGTAAATTCTGAATACGGTTGTCAACTCTGTTGCCGTTTATGTGATCTATGCGATTTGGCACTAATCCCCAGTGCATTTCAAAAACAACACGATGAACTAAATAAATTTTTTGTTCATATTTGAACATTAAGTAACCAGAACCATTAAGCGTACCTGCTTGCTTTCCTTTTCTGTTGCCTGTTTTCCATGTAAGGATTCCGTTTTCATAAAAAAACAATTTTTTCCAATCATTCATGCTTGTCCCCCAAATGGAATTTCGGAAAAGATAGATTCAAAGTAATTCGCTTGAGAGCCACACCCAGTATTTGATAACGTGCGTTCTATTTCCGCATAGACATTGCGAGAAGATGCAACACCCGTCACCAGGCTAACACCTGTAGGACGTTGACAGAGTGGTGCTTGATAATGCTTACAGTTGACACAGAATTTGGTCATTTATAGCCCCTAAGTTGAGTTGAGATGTACTACAGTTAATAATATACAGCAATTAATTAAGTAATGCAACTACTATGTGTTTTTCTCCTTTAATTTGGCTTCTGCTTTTTTAATATCGACTAAACCACCACGCCTACAATCAAGTATGTTTTTTATTTCCTCATCCGTCAGCCCGACCCATTTTTTGCGTGGTGATGATGTGTAAAGTGGCTTCCATTTCAAAACATCGCACCTTGTATATTCGTATTGATTATTTCCTTCATGTATCAAAACAATATCGTCTTCGTCTTCATTTAATTTGTATTTAACTACAATTACTTGTACATCCCTTCCTTCTAAAAAACTGTCACCATCTGTTGAATAGCTGTACCAATCAACAACAGCTTTGCAATAAGTGTTGATAGGCATTTCATCAACATTTTCGTTCCACGCTACAGGTTTTTGCTCGGGCCTAGCTAACTCTGTGCGTGGTGGTGATGTGTAGAGTGGGCTTACATCAAGATTTGCTAAATCTTCAAGCGGGATGTCCGCAATCCAATAACAAGCTTTTGTATCACGCCAGTAATACGCAACAGGCTTTTGCTTCTCTGCTTGCTCAGGCTTGGCTAACTCTGCCTCAAGGGCTTTCATTACTTCATAAGGCGAGTATTTATTTGTTCCGCCTGTGCTGTATTCACTTTTTAATACATCCAACGCTTGTTGTAATAGTTCACGGTTCATATCTATCCCCTATAAAGTTAATCACCACAAAAACACGCTATACCATCCTCATCTTTATCAAATAATGAAATTTGATCATTCGTAAACTGCAACATACTTGCATAACCAGGTCTATCCTTCCTAAACGTAGCACCATCGGGTCGGGACGCTAACGCTAACGCTAACGCTTCCATCCTTGCCCACCATATCGCCCTTTCTGGCTTCTCTGCAATCAAGGTGGCAACCTGATTCATAGGCTTTAAAAAACACAAATCACAGTTACCCGCTAGTGTTCTACCTTTATATGTTGGTAACTCAAGATTAAATTCTTGTTTATCCCAAAATTCAGCAATATCCGCTACCGTTACCCCTGCTGTATAAAGCGGTATCCTGCGTTTATCAGCAATCTTAGTTGCCCGTCTTGCTTCATCATATCTAAGCCCTATCCAAGAAGCGTTTTCCAGCTCTGACTTTGAACAATCATCAAATAATCCTGTTTGCTTCAAAAAACACGCCATTGTGCGTATCTTTAATTCACTCGTACAGAATCTAGTAACAGGGTTCGGTAAGTAATTACGTTTACGTATCAATGCTTCAAATGGTTCACCATTCCTACTTGCAGTTTCATACGTAACATTCTTATATCTTTGCAACGGGTCTTCATGGTCTTGAAATTCCACCCAGTTGATCTTTACATTCCAATTAACAGAACAATCATTAACAAACTTTAATGTAGCTTCTTCTTCTTTACCCGTATTAGCAAAGCAAACGATTGCATCCTCTGGCAAACCATTGTTGGCTTGTAATACTTGATAGAGCATATAGGCTGAAGTTCTACCACCACTAAAAGATATACAAGTTGGTTCTGTTATTAAATATGGATTCATGTATATATGTCCTAAATAGATAACTGCTTTTTGGTGGACGAACCTAGCCATTCCTAGACTAGGTTAACCTTCATCCATGCTTTTCGGAGCCACGGAACCCGTAAGCCTTTCGTGCCTGGACGCTTACTTCGCCATCCGCTCTAGTTCTCAGCACTAATCCCATAGTCTAGATTTCCCCTAATCGCTACCGTCACTCACTCCGAACAATTAGGCGGTTGTACATGAGGGACAATAAAAAAGCCGCTTTTAACAGTATCCCGGTGAGAACCCCAGTTGGGGGCGAGACACTGATAAAAACGGCTTAAATATTGTTGCTTCTCACGACAACATCCGCACAATATCAAACTAAATCAATGCTTGTCAACTACCTTTTGCTCACTAGGCGGTTTAAATCCAAATTTAGCCCATGTCTTGCGTATATCTGTCTTACTGGCAGGTACATATTCCCATTTAGGATTTAACAAGCTAGCGTTATGTTGTTGCACTCTCTGTGCGTGCGCTATTTCTCTATCAAAATCATCCATTTTTATCCCCTTAATTACACGTAGTTACACAGTTTTGGTTATTCTCACCAGTACAACAAGTAATACATATATGCACTTTACCATCTGATCCCATAAACGAATTACTGCTACAAGCCCAAGCAACACCAGATACAAACAACAAAACAATAAATAGATACTTCATAACATACCCCTAAAAATAAACCTTTATAGGCGTTGAAAAGAAAAGTAATAGCAATACATATACAAAGGGTAAAAAAAGCCCCTAGAGCCGTTTTAATCAATTCTAGGGGTATTGCTTAGATATAACCTAAGAATCCATCCTCATCCGATACTTTTATAGTCCAATACTTATCCCCCCAAGGGATAGCCTCATATGTCCAATCATCATTGGCTTGGAGCATAGCTGCCGTACTTTTTGCTTTGTGCTCTGATAAGAGAGACAGTGGTGTAACTTTGTCATGTAATCTCATGTTATCCCCTTAGTTTGTTGCGACAAGAAAGAACCATATAAAAATAATTGAGCATATTGCTAGTGATAGTGCCCAACCAAGTATTTCTTTGTGTTTGTTAGTCATGGTTAGCCTTCTCAATTGACGGATTGTGGTAATAATATTTTGCTATACAGCAATCGCTTAATAGACCGATAATTTCACAGGTAGCAAAGTTTTCTGTGTAGTCATCGTCAATAGACCAAAAACCCTCGCTTACTGGCAAATATTTGATAAATAAATTTAATTGAGTTTCCTCGCAATCATCTAGCCCCGAATAATCGTTATTGATAATTGCTGACATAAAGTGCTTACTGATTGTGAATTCATAATAGTCATTCATGATCAAACCCTTTCAATTGAGTATTTTTTACGTGTTAAACGAAATAGCAGCTTGACGTATTGCTCGGCTTGGATGAAGTCATCGAAGTATTGTTGACATACTTTGAACATATAAACCCCTATGTTGAGTTGAGAGTGCCAGTTTGAGGTACTGGCAGACCTGTAAAGCTTATTAAACTTCCAAGTAATGCGCCTCAGTTGATGCAATAGGTTTGCACAATGATGCGCTATACACTTCTTGCTGGTTAATCAAATTATCGTATGCAAACTTTGCATCATTAATTGATTCGAATACAGTGTAATGATCAGTAAATAGCTGATCGTGTTTAATAGTCCAGCATAATATTGTCATCATATAAGCCCCTATTGGTTGAGATATATACGCTGTTGAGTTAACGTATATATAGATAGTAATCAATTAATCTATATCTATCAATACAATAATATTGAATGGCTTATTCAAT